AAGCTCTTCGCCACGGCGTTTGACCTGACGATACCACTTTGAATCCACCATTTCATCTGCAGCCTTTGAGTAGTTCCCCTCATTGACAGCAGTAATCATATTTTTAAACTTACCTAATCGTGAACGCCCTAGATTAAACGCCATGTTAACCAACACACGCTGTACATTCTCAGGATGTGAGCTAAAGTTTAGGACCAATGCACTGGCATCAGTACACGCGGCAGTACAATCATCATGAAATACTTGGAGGATACGCTCATCAGTCACTGGTGTACCTACAGGCCACGTATGTTCCATGTCATCTTCCGTAACCATATGACCAATACCAAATGTAGGGTAACCTTCAGAGCATAAATAGATCTCAGTGACGTACCCTTCGTGCTTAACAAGATCTTCTTTGATCTGTTCAATCAGATTCGGGGGTAACATCAATTATATCCTCGTCATTGTTGATAATTGTTTCGCCACCTACGCCAGTAATCGTAATACTAACCGATGATCTTCCAGTATTGTTCTTATCTTTCTCAAAATAACTAACAGGCAACATCCTATCCATTAATAACTTCCATGCCGCCGCTTGATTCTTATGCTCATCGTCTAACGCCGCACTCATAATACTATCTAGTACCTTCTGAGAGCGTGGAGATGCCAACAAACGAGCCTTGAACTCATTGATTGCCGCCGCATCTCCGGGAGGTCTTCCGCGTTTCCCTCTGTTACCAGACTTTTTAGCCTCAACATCAGTCTTCCGGGGACGACCTACTCGTTTCGGTTGAGTATTCTCTGTCATATACAGTACTCTATAGTTAACACAACAACAAATACAAGAGATAATTACTTTTAAAGATTATAACTTATGCATCTGTCTCTTGCGTTTGCTCTAAAGTGTAATTATTATAGCATACTTTTTAGAAAAAGTCAAGTACTTTTAACATAATCAGTACAGATTCCCCAGAAATACTCCCCTGCTCCCTTCTTCAGCGGGTCTCAGGCGCTCTCCTTGACCTCCGCAGACGCGATTAAGTTATTGTAAATGCAAATCATTCTCATTTAGATTACCATTTATACATTATACTTTTTAGATGCGAATTATTCTTATTTAACATAATCCTAAATTGACTCTTTTTTGTATCTGAGAAGGATCTCCGGTTGCCTATTGTGCTGACAGGCCTCCCCCGCCCCTACGGAATACCCTAGTACCCTTTTGTAGTGATCGCGCAACAAAGACTGCTTAGATTCCGGTCTAGAATTCCAGAGAGTGAGTGACTAGACAGTACCCGCTAGCAACTACCTAGAAACTACCCAACACTGAATCCCAACAGACCCCGCCACAGTTTCTGAATTGATCCCCGCCCTATCCTTTGTACATACAAACTACTGTACAAAAATTATACAGGGAACTTTTCCTGATTATGCTTGTCTAAGGGTCATGTGGCGCGGAAATCGTCGCATCGGTCGCGGGATTCCGATACCCGTTATTTAAAATAGCTAGTTAACGCGGTTTCTTCGGAGTCTCGCGATTGATCAATTCTTTGTACATACAAAAAAGGTGATTAATCATGACTACTCAAAAGAAAACACTTTCTGTCGAAACTATCGCGTCAAACTTTTCTCACAATGTCGTTAAGCAATTACTGGCACAAGAAAAGGCGGGATTGGTTATTACTGATCAGATTCGTTTGATCATCGGTATCAAACCAGTCGCGGAGCATTCAGGATTGAAGACGGTTGAAAAGGTACATATCACACCCGAAACAATCGAAATCATCCAGACTGCATACACTGATGCGACAGGGGATAAAATCGCGGAGTCTACTCAATCGCAATATCGAACCTATATTGGAAAGATACTGCGAGCGATCAAAGACAATAAACGCGATTTAGTCGAACAAGCGTTGGACGGGTGTAATTCCCCTCAAAACGTATATAAGCGACTCAAAGGGCTGTTAGACGATAATTCATCTAATGGACCTAACGACCCCGCTAGTAAGAATGATGCGAGTGAAGCGCCGGAATCATCGGGTGAATCAGTAGACAAACAAACTACTGTTGATGATTCAAAAGCTTCCGTATCAGGATTCGATTGTACGGTTCGCGGGTGCAGTGATGATGATTTTATTGTTGAGAAACTGTACTTGAAGCTTTCGCGAGACGGCGGTCCTTTCGGGGTTCGCACTATCGCCAAAAAGCTCGAAGCATATGCGCAACATAAAATCGCGGCGCATGCGCTTTTGAACACTGACAAGAAAGCAAGTTAACGCGACTGGATGAACAAGCCCGCTAGCGAGTGATCGTTGGCGGGCTTTTTCTTTGTACATACAAAAGGAAATTACGAAATGATGATATTTAATTACAGTAGTAAGAAAGAGATGCGAGAGCATATTGGCCAACCACTCGACTATGTTGAGACTTCAGCGTTTGGGCCTGAATACAGACCTAATGGTGTGTTGTTAGGCTCTAACAGACCACAACTTACGACTAACAAGGGGCGCGAGTTCTTTGCGTCTGTTGTGATGCGCGATGGTGTGATCGCGGAGGTGAAGTGATGCATGAGTTTTATCTTGTGGCGATTGGATTCGTTGGTGTGTGGTGCATCTTTTGGGGTGTGATTGCAGGTTTATGTGAATGGGTGAACAGGAGGAACTAAAATGTTTAGTGTATATGTGCATACATATGAAGAAGGCGGACGTGTGCTGATCAATCGTGAGCTTGATCTTGAGGATACGTTGAGTGTCTTGTATTGCAAGGGTCTTGGTGACCAGATAGGTGAGTTCATGTTGTCTAGGTATGAGGACGCGGAGGATAGTTGGACGTTTACCAATGACCCGTGGACTATTGTGATTAGTGAGCTTGATGGCTCGGAGGTGATGGATGTGTGATGAGAGAGTTGAGCGTGAGCTTCTAAGGAGGGAGTTTCATCGTAATGAGATGGACACTGAGGTGTGGAAGCATAAGTTTCCGGATGTGTCCTTTACCGACAAAGTAGTTGTTGTTTTCGAGGACGACTCTGCAATGGTGTTTAGACACTTGTATCATGATGATGCGGTGTTGTATGACATCAACTGGCAGTGTGTTAAGGAGTGCTATGATGTGTGAGAACAAAGTGGATCAATGGGTTCCTTGTGGGTACGACTATCGTATGGTTGAGATGGTCTGTGGCTCCACTGGGATTCATGGGGAGCTTCTGTTGTGTGACAAATGCGAGCACACACGGGAGCGTAGAGAGGCGGACTCTGATGCTGACAATGCGTGGTTGCGTAGTGCAGGTTGGGGTGAAATGTGATGCGTAAGTATTATGTGTTGTGGGTAGGTGGTTGGGAGCGTAAAGCATCCTTTAACCGTGATTCCATACTCGATGAATACAATGTGTGGAAACATCGTTGCAGAGATGTAGAAATTGAAGTAATTGATGTTGAAATTGTGTAGGGAACTTTTTAGGCAAATCCTTGTCTAAGTATTATGCACGTTGAGAAACGCCATGATTTTTTTGTACATACAAAACTGGAGAGCAGTTATGAAAGTAGAGTGTAAGTTGTTTGATCTTAAGGATCTTACTGAGGGTCAAGTGTCATTCATCGCGGAGTCATTCTATGACGAGGGTTATAGGGACTTTGACAGCGGATACATGGCACTGGCGCGGAGTAACTTTGAAAATGCCTGCGAGTTGTACAACATGCTTGGTGCGTCTGAGTGGTACAAAATGCGAGCGCGTAAGTGTCAAGATAAGTTGGATGAAATAAAGGAGCAAAGTAATGTTTAAGAAATACAATCCTGCGATCAATGCGTACATGCAGGAGAATCACGAGCAGATGTGTGACGGTATCATTGCCGTTGTGTTGACCATCAAGATGCCTCATTGGATGTGGCCGAAGATGATGGATGATTATCGTGCTAACAGGGGTAAATCCCAATACTTGTTCGGCTTCAAGCGCAAGACGTATGAGTATCTGCGAGACTATGGTGCGGAGTTGTACGATGATCTCATGGAGTTGTGGATGACTCCCAAGAAGGAACTTGGGGGTACTGTTCAGACCAAGGATGGTGCAATGATGA